TTCAGATAGGGTAAAGTGATTGGACCATCTTGTATGGTTCTTACTTTATTAAGAGAACCCTCCAAGAGTGGTAAATACCAGTGCAACATATCGTTGACTGCTTCCGAACCGAAGCGTCGAGCTTTAACGTAATCGTTATTCCAATCATTAAGAGTTTGTGAGCTAATGATCTCAACATAGAGATCACGCGCTCTTTCAGAAAGGAACTTAATAGATCTTTTTGATCTATCAGTAACCTTACTGAATTCCCAAAGCTTATGGTTTAATAAGTCGGCATAGTTGCATGTCCGCTCTAAACAAGCGGTCCATGCTAAATACTTGCCTAACCCTGTTATCCCACAGTCTTTGACTGCCGGGCTTAGCAGAATAGGGAGCAAAGCTACCATAAATAAAGGCATTTTGCCTTTACTCATGGCATGTCGAGCTTGGTACCACTTACGTGGTACCAGCCCTCTTAAATAGAACGAAAGTTCTTTCATATAAGGTCTTTTCCAATCTCTCTCCAGCAACCGAGCAATAAGCTCAAGGCGTGCTGAAGGGGAATTGGCAGAAACTTCCTCCCGCAACGAAGCGGGAGAAACGTTCTCTGAACCTAACGCTATCTGATTAGCAAATTGGAATAATCTTAACCCCTTCTTCCCAATACGGGAAGTTGGAGGAGATATTACCGATTTAGCTAACGAGACAGGAATTTGCAATTCGCTTGTTATTAATATATACTGCTTTGCTACTAATTCATTAGCAATGACCACATCATCACCGAGGACTCTGTAGGCACTGAATAACGAATTCCCCATCCCGGCCCGATAAGCTGCAAATTGTACAATCATGTGATGTAAAAGGGCAAGAGAACCCCACGAGGACAACGCTCCCATAGGTTGTCCGCGAGTGTATCTTATCCATTCTACACCTTCATGGCTGTATTGGTTCGACTTATCCTTATCAGGGAGCTGAAAATCCCTATCAACAAGTAGAGATTTCCAGAGGTCCCCGGTAGGAGCGCCAAAGATATTATTCAATAAATCTACATATAGATGGATTGAAATCATATCTGTGGCCGACTTTAGATCGTAAGAATAATAGCAATTATGCCCTTCCTGAATGAAGGACTTAACACTACCATCTTGATCAAAAGTCGCATCGGAAGAACCAAATGTTTCTAATAATTCAAATATTCGTTTATGCAGTGGAAGAAGACTATGTTGGGTCCAATAGTCGACCATAGCAAACACTCGAACTTTTCCAGCAGCTTCATATTTTAATGAAAGCTTACCTAGAAAAGCCCTCTTTTGTAGGAGCTCGGTCTTCCACATACGTGAGAAAGGAAAAGTAAGAAAGTGCACAAATTTGTACATTTTAATACCATCTTCATCACCTATGTGCGTCATCCAATTCAGTAGATGATTAGTCTCTTGTAACTGCCAAAGCCGTGCGGCTTTGGGAGCGTTAAAGAGAGAAGGACCGGGTCCTACTCCAGATGAGGTTAGTAATAAAGGATATTGCTCGGGGGCCAAAAGATGGACCCCAAGCTTCATTTTATGTTCCTTAATAAATAGCTTACAAAAAGAGCTAAAAGCTGCCTTCGTAGGACTATCTTCCACTTGAGGGGTCGTTATAGAGCTAAAATTGGGATCTGGGTAGATCCCCAAAAGAGCTCGGTAGATGTTGAGGAGGGAAAACCAGACCCGGATCCAGGGGAAATTCCTGTTTATAAAAGCTTGACGAACGGGGTTCGGAAGCCAAACAGGAATCCCTGAATCAGTAAGACGCATACGGTAATCTAAAGCCGATAAGTCAGCTTTTTGACCCGCTAGATAGCACTCCAGAGCAAATTTTGTCATCTGGAGCCGTCGAATATATGCGTTTATACCTTGGTGTCGGATCAGACCCTCAGAAACTTCGATAAAACGTTTAACTGAAGTCAAGTAAGTTGAACCTAATTTTAATCCTGCATAAGAAGCTAATGTTACACAATAGCTCCTTATGAGTCGACCAATAGACTGTTGATCGACTGAAACCATTGTACTATCATTTTGTGATACTGCAAAGGGAAGAAGGGATGAACGCCAATACTTATTCTCAAGGAATTGAGAAGAAGTATTGGGGGAAATTTTGGATAAATCTTTTATCTTTTTCTCGTTCCAATCCGCGGGGGGCTCATCGCCCGGTCGGGCGATTACGAGGATAGATGTCTCAGTAGAGAGCGCTACCTTTAACATAGCCTGATACTCTCTTTCTGTTAAATACAGAACGCCTTTAGGGTCTACTGGGTCTATAATCGCATAATGCGTAAAGATCCGGTCCCAATCCAAACCTTCCCAATAAAGGAAAGAAAGGATAGAGGGGTGTCTCATAGCATGAGAAGTTTGAGAAAAAGTACGGTAACCCAGTCTCGGAAAAGAAATAAACTTTTTCATTTTGTTTGTGAGTTTGTATTAAACAGGCTCCCTAGCCAGGCTAGGTAAACGAACAAGGGACTGTGCACCAACCCTGCAGATTCGCACGATATGAGGAGTGTGATCCCTGTCACAATCTCTCCATACCTTAATATGGATACTTAGTCATCTTAGAGTAATTCATACTTATCTCAACCCGAGTAAAACCGGGAACATATCTTATTATGATTAGATATGAGAGTTTTGTGTGATCTCCACCTCGAAAATCAGGTGAGAGTCAGTATGGTCTAAGAGATTCAGAGGTTAAAGAGAGGGAGTGTTCAGTTGGTCTTCCGCCTTATAGACTTAAGCGGTCAACCAAAAGACTGTTAGTCACCTGGACCGGTACGGCCCAGTTTACCTGCTCCATCAGAAGAGCCTAAATAATTAAGCATATATATTATAAAGCGAACCTTACCCTGCGGGGAAGGATTCCAGTCCCAGATAGTACAAATTCTTATGGATCGGAAACGATCCAGGGAAGGTTCCTGAGCACGGTGCGACCAGGATTGTCGCTTAGACGAGGTTTCTTGCAACGAATTACAATTCCCCCTCGCCTTGCACTCATATAAATATGAGTGGCTCGTATCCCCGTCTGGAGAGGATGGAAAAAGACTGGGAAAGCCAAGCG